TCCACCAAAAAAGTGGAAATCAGCTTTCGCCTCACTCCCGCCGAAAAAGTGAAATTAGACTTTTGATGCTTGTGGTAGTCGCAATAGACAGGAACCCGAGAGTCGGGTGATCCTTTTGAAAGGGAGCCTCTCGTTTATCTAGACTATGCCTGATGGCACCTGAGTCGCTTGCCCTGTTCACCTGATCTGCGGCGTCATCCGACGTTGGCAGAGGGCTACTTGAAACTCACCCAGTTCGTCACGTTTATCCTACTTGGTCGGCTCAACCGCATAGAGGGCTGGGTTATGGCCCCGTGTGATTGCACTTTATCATGGTTTACACTGATTGCGTAAGTGCTAGTTCCCTATACAATGAGGTATGACCTATAAAGCGCCTGCTGTGTTGCCAAAGACTGAGTACCAGCGTCTTAAAGAGCTTAAGAAGATGCTGGTTGAGTCTCGCGGTGAGGCTGTCGTCAAGAAGGTTCTGGACATCGCAATGAACGATGACCACCCTCAACAGATGGCCGCTTTGAAGATGTGCATGGAAAGAGCATTGCCTGTCAGCTTGTTTGAAAAGACCAGTGCCCAGCGCAGTGCTGTCAACATCACCATCTCTGGCATTGGTGTGTCTGTTAGCGATACTGTTGATATCCAGGACGTAGAACCAAAAGATGAGTGATCTGAACTTCTCTCTCCTACCTTGGCAGCAAGAGGTCTACGCAGACCCTACCCGGTTCAAAGTCATTGCTGCTGGCCGTAGGTGTGGGAAGAGCCGTCTTGCAGCCACCATGCTGATCATCGAGGGACTGCGCTGCCCTCCTGGTTCAGCAGTGCTCTACGTCAGTCCTACTATGGGACAGTCTCGCCAGATCGTCTGGGATCTTCTGCTCGATCTTGGCAGAGAGATCATTCAGACCTCCAACGTCAACAATCTAGACATCACACTGATCAACGGGGCCAGGATCTATGTCCGTGGTGCTGATCGACCTGATACCCTGCGCGGTGTGTCTCTGACCTTTGCTGTGCTGGACGAGGTTGCTGACATCAAGCCACAAGCATGGGAGCAGGTCATCCGAGCCTCTCTGTCCGACAAGAAAGGCAAAGCCATCTTCATTGGCACTCCTAAAGGCAGGAACTGGTTTCACGACCTGTGGAAGCTGGGCCAAGAAGAGCAAGACAAGGACTGGAAGTCTTGGCACTTCACGACCAAAGACAACCCTCTGATCGACCCTGATGAGATCGAGTCTGCCAAGAAAACACTGTCCAGCTTTGCTTTCAAGCAAGAATACTTGGCGTCATTCTCAAATGCCGGGTCGGATGTGTTTAAGGAAGAATGGATCAAGTACGGTGAAGAGCCTCAATACGGCTCCTACTTCATCGCTGTTGACTTGGCTGGTTTTGAGGAGGTTGCTAAACAGGCAGCTAATTCAAAGAAACGGCTCGACGAGTCAGCTATTGCTGTTGTCAAGGTCACTGATGATGGCAAGTGGTTCGTCAAAGAGATCATTCATGGGCGCTGGGACATCCGTGAAACGGCTACAAAGATTTTGATTGCCATGCGGGACTATCGGCCCACGAGCGTGGGGATTGAGCGGGGGGCACTGAAGAACGCTGTGCTGCCGTATTTGAGCGATTTAATGAGGAAGAACAACGTGTATTCACACATTGTTGACTTGACTCATGGGAACCGCAAGAAAACGGATAGAATCGTGTGGGCGTTGCAAGGCCGCTTTGAACACGGCAGAATTGTGCTCAATCAGGAAGAAGACTGGGACACTTTTGTAGACCAGCTTCTCATGTTCCCGGCTAGTGGGGTACATGATGACCTCCCTGACGCACTCAGTTACATCGATCAGATGGCAATAACGAGCTACTTCGAACAAGAAGAAAGCGACTGGGAGCCAATAGACGTTATAGCAGGGGTGTGATATGGAGCAAAACGAGTTCTACGAGCCAACACAAAACGATAAAGAGCTGACGGCTTTCATCGTAGACCATTGTGATCGGTGGCGCACCTATCGGGATACCAATTTTCTCGACTCATACCTTGAGTACGAGCGCATTTTCCGTGGTCAATGGGCACCAGAGGACAAGGTTCGTGACTCTGAACGCTCCCGAATCGTCACTCCAGCCACCCAACAGGCCGTAGAAACCCGCCATGCAGAGATCATGGAGGCAATCTTCGGTCAAGGCGAGTTCTTTGACATCCAAGATGACCTCAAAGACGTAAACGGCAATCCATTGGACGTTTCTATCCTCAAAGCGCAGCTTATGGAGGATTTCAAACAGGACAAGATCCGCAAATCCATTGACCAGATCGAGCTGATGGCAGAGATCTACGGCACCGGCATTGGCGAAATCGTCGTCAAGACCGATAAGATCTTTGAGCCAGCTACTCAGCCCATTCCCGGACAACCAGGACAGGCGGCAATCGGTGTTGTAGAGAAGAATCGGGTAGCAATCAAGCTCAATCCCGTCAATCCCAAGAACTTCCTGTTCGACCCCAATGGCACCACCATTGATGACTGTATGGGAGTTGCCATCGAGAAGTATGTCTCCATCCACAAGGTCGTGGAAGGCATCGAAAAAGGCATCTATCGCAAGGTCAACATCACTCCGACCTACGAAGACACGGATCTGGAGCCTACTCAGGAACTAAGCCAGTTCCAAGACGAGAAGGTCGTTCTGCTGACCTACTACGGACTGGTTCCAAAAGAGTATCTGACGGACAGCGAAGATGAAACAGTCGATCTGTTTCCTGATGACTCTGTTGCTGAAGAGTACACCAACATGGTTGAGGCAATCGTCGTGATTGCCAATGGTTCTCTTCTCCTGAAGGCAGAAGAAAACCCGTACATGATGAAGGATCGCCCTGTCATCTCCTACCAAGATGATACGGTACCTAACCGCTTGCTGGGCCGTGGGACTGTTGAGAAGTCCTACAACATGCAGAAGGCTATCGATGCTCAGGTGCGTAGCCATCTGGACTCTCTGGCCCTGACAACGGCTCCTATGATGGGCTTGGATGCCACTAGGCTACCCCGGGGGGCTAAGTTTGAGGTCAAACCTGGGAAAGCCTTCTTGGTTAACGGCAATCCTGGCGAGATCATGTACCCGTTTAAGTTCGGGCAGAACAGTCCCGAGAACTTAGCAACGGCAAAAGAATTTGAGCGTATGTTGCTTCAGGCCACCGGCACTATTGACGGTCAAGGCATGGTTAGCGCCACCAACCGCGATGGGGCGGGGATGTCCGTGGCTGTGGCTACGATCATCAAGAAGTACAAGCGCACACTGGTCAACTTCCAAGAAGACTTCCTGATTCCATTCATACAGAAGGCGTCTTTCAGGTTCATGCAGTTTGACCCTGAGCGCTATCCCTCTGTTGACATGCGGTTCATCCCGACTGCTACGCTTGGAATCATTGCTCGTGAGTACGAGCAGCAGCAGTTCATCGGCTTGTTGCAGACTCTTGGGCCAAACACGCCTGTGCTGCCGCTGATCTTGAAGGGCATTTTGAACAACTCTAGCCTATCCAACAGGTATGAGCTGATCAGTGCTTTGGATCAAATGTCTCAACCTGATCCGCAGACGCAGCAGATCGAGCTTGCCAAGCAACAACTGGCTCTGCAAGCAGCTCAGGCTCAGATTGCTGTCAACACGACGCAAGCAGAGCAGAACAGGGCAGAGGCTGCTAAGTTGATGACTGAGGCACAGCTTATGCCGCAGGAAGTTCAGGCAAAGGTCATTGCTTCGACTACCAAGAACTTGCCGCAAGGACAAGAGTCTAGTGAGTTTGACAAGAGGGTCAAGATTGCCGAGTTGATGCTCAAAGAAGCCGACATTAAGAACAAGACGAAGATCGTAGAGCTTCAGATGAACACGGCCAAGAACAACGTGGTCGATCTGGAAAACGACTTTCTTGAACAGCTAAACACGGAGTTGACAAATGGAAATCGATAAGGTGTTTAATAATGACGTTGATGGTGTTGCTGACAATCTGTTCAGCGCCGTCAAAAACTCCGTGTCTGAGATTAAGGCTATGCAGCAGCGCAAAGCTGCTGAGAACGTCCAGTTGGTCATTCAGGCTCTCAAGAAGATTGAGTCTGATCTGCAAGACAAGTTTGATGGTGTAACAACCGTCATTGAAAAGCGTGTCTCAACGATCAAAGATGGCCGTGATGGCGTTGATGGCCGCAATGGTCGTGATGGCAAAGATGGTCGTCCTGGTCGAGATGGCACTCCTGGTGCTCGTGGCCCTGCTGGTGTTCCCGGTACGAATGGCCGTGATGGTGAAGACGGAGTGTCTGTCACTGATGCCAAGATTGACTTTGATGGTAGTCTGATCATCAGCCTGTCGTCTGGCCGTGAGATCAATGTTGGCGAGGTTGTCGCTCCTGATCTGGCAGACAAGATCAAGGTCATTACGAATGGTGGCGGCACAAGCCAAGATGTACTGGATGCAATCACCAGCTTGGAGAACGATGTTGCGACATTGCAAGCCGAAGTGGCAGCCTTGGAAGCAGCCGCGTTTGATGTTGGCTCAGACGCCAACGAACTCCCGCTGAACCAATACCTTGGCGAGATGGCCTACATGAATGCCGAGGCGGTTGTCATTCAGCCGCAGGCATCCGTAGTCCCCAACGGCGCGGGGGATATGGTGTTTCAGTTGACCTCTAACACCTCGTTGGAGATCAAAGTCAAAGGTTCTGATGGCACCGTTCGCTCGGTAGCCTTGACCCTCACTTAAGGACATACCAGCATGAGCTCTTCAGACGGCTACCCAGCAACAAAACCGACGCTGCTGCTTGACTTTGCAAACACCAAGGTCTTAGACCCGCGAGTGACATTCACTAGGGCCAGCACGGGCACCTATTTCGATGAGTTTGGGCTGATAAAGAGTGCTATCTCAGGCACGCCTCGTTTTACCCACGCCCCACTTACTGGGAAGTCCTTGGGCCTGTTGGTTGAGGAGCAGCGTACGAACTTGCTGACTTACTCGGAGGAGTTTGACAATGCTGCTTGGACAAAATCTTTCACCACCATCACAGCAAACGCTATTGTGTCGCCTGAAGGGACAATGGACGCTGACAAGATGGTTGACGATACCAACACAGGCAGCCACACGGTCAGCAACGCGACATCCGTAACAATCACCAGCGAGACCACGCTCACCGCGTCTGTGTTTGCAAAATCTGCCGAAGGCACTTATGTCATTGTTGGTATAGGCGATGGATCCGGCACCAACATCTCTCGCAGCACATTCAATCTTTCGACTGGTGCAATTACTAGCTCAACGACTGCGACCGCTAACGTATCCGCGCCGATTCCTGTTATCACATCTGTCGGCAATGGCTGGTACAGATGCTCTGTTACCGCAACCGTAACGGGCGTTACCACGGCTCAAGAGTGGATCTATAAAGGCTCAAACGCTAGTGGCGCTGCCACTTACACAGGCGATGGCACTTCAGGCATCTACATTTGGGGCGCTCAACTTGGAGCTGGCGCTTTCCCCACATCCTACATCCCCACCACTACGGCGCAGGTCACCCGTGCGGCTGATGTAGCGGTGATGACCGGCACGAACTTCTCTAGCTGGTTTAACGCGCTTGAGGGCACCTTCTACGCCGAAATAATCCCGATGACTGCCGACTACTCGTCAAACAAGAACATATTTTTAGCCTCTGACAACACCGCATCCAACTCACTTGGGCTTCGTTACACTTCTTCAGGGACGCAGGCCAGTATGGGGTCAACAGTATCAGCTGTGCTTCAAGCAAACGTAGTGACAGGCACCTTAGTTGCTGGGACGACCTACAGGGTTGCTGGCTCTTATAAAGTTAACGACTTCAAAGGCGTGAGGGACGGTGGTTCAGTTGGCACAGACACAACCGGAACTGTCCCCACGGTCACGCGGGCTGAGATTGGTTGCCTGGCTGGTATTAATATTGGATCGCAAACACTCAGCAAGCTGGCCTACTACCCGCTATCGGTGACTTCCACGCAACTTCAAGGGCTGACACTATGACCGATCTGTTTTTGAAATTCCCTGATGAGTCCACGGCTATGGCGGTGCTGTTTACGGCTGACGCTCGGCCCAAGTTTGCAAACATCGACATCATCGGGACGATCTATAAGCCCACGGGCGAAACAGATGCTGAAGGCAACTCGGTGGTAGCCGCCTTGGACGGATGGCACGCCAATGTCCGAGTGGTTAACGAAGATGCAACATCAATCAATCAGTATTCGGTAACTCCAACATCCCCCGTGCGTGTGTGGGCCTGATCATGGAAGCTGAAATCGATCCGGTGAAGTATGGTGTCTTGTGGGAGCGCGTCCAGACGATGGACAAGAAGATCGACAAGATGGAGCGCCAACTTGAGGAACTCGTTGCCTTAGCTAACAAGGGCAAAGGCGGATTCTGGATGGGGATGACCATTGCTAGTTCTGTTGGTGCTGCAGTGGCGTGGGTTGTTGGGCACTTCAAGGGGTAATGAAGTGATTGATCCAGTAACCGCTCTTGCTGCCATTTCGTCGGCAGTACAACTTGTCAAGAAAGTCTCTAAGACCGTTGACGATGTGGCCTCGCTTGGCCCGGTGCTGGGTAAGTACTTCGACGCCAAGGAGCAGGCCATTGAGGTTGTGAAGCAGGCCAAGTCTGGCGGCTTCAAAGGATCTTCACTAGGCAAGGCGCTTGAGCTTGAGATGGCGCTGGAGCAGGCTAGAGAGTTCGAGGAGCAGGTCAAAATGCTCTTCTTTCAGAGCAACAAAATGGATGTCTGGATGCGGATCACTGCCCGCGCAAAGCAAATGGAGATCGACGCAGCTCACGATGCGCGGCGCAAGAAGGAGGCAGCGAAGAGGCGCGAGGCCGAGATCGAGGAGGTCATCATCCTTCTGATCGGCCTTGCTGTTGGTGGCGCTGCAATCGCTGTGACGATCTGGGCTGTGATTAACGGGTTCAACTGGTAATGACTCGCTCTGAACTTGAAATCATCATCAAGCAACGCGCCGCCATCACGGTGACGATCTTTGCTGCACTTCTGGCTATCAACACCATGATTGGCAACAGCAACTCCAGCAAGGTTCTTACGAACACGATTGCTGCCAATAACATGTGGGCGTGGTATCAGGCAAAGAATGTCAGATCTATTGTTTATGAGGTTGCCAACAGAGAAGAAGATGCACAGCGTATGCGTAAGGACATGGAAGAGATCATGGCTAAGGCTAAGAGCCTAGAATCAGACCGTGATCGCGCTAAAGAGCGCAGCCCCTTTTACACATACGCTGGCGCTGCTCTACAGATTGGGATCGTCTTGTCTACAGCGGCCATTCTTGCCGTTGCTATGCCTCTATTCTGGGGTAGCGTGGGCACAGGACTATTTGGAGCAGCAATGATGTATTGGGGTTTTTATGTCGCCTGATCTGCAAAAGTACTACGAGAGCCGTTTTGACATGTTTTCCAGCGAAGGCTGGGTAGACCTGATGGTTGACGTTGACAACATGTTCACCAGCCTGAATAATGTTTCTACAATCTCTGATGAGAAACAACTACAATTCAGAAAAGGTGAGCTTTCTATCCTTACGTGGCTGAAAACCTTAAAAAAGGTCAGCGAAGACGCATACGAGGATCTGAGCAATGAAACGGATGTATGAATTTGTCTGCTTTTGTGGACAGCGCACTGAGAAGTTGGTTGGTTATGAGACAACTGACGTTCAGTGTGGATGCGGTGGCACAGCCAGCCGCGTCATAAGCGCTCCTAAGTTTAACTTAGAGGGGTGGTCTGGTCACTTTCCGTCTGCACATGGACGGTTTGAACACAGGCACATCGAGAAGTTAAATGCAGAGCGCAAAGCCAACTCATAAGCCTCTGGTAGCCGAGTTGAATCTCCTACAACCTTTTTGGCAGGAAAAATCATGCTGATAGACCAAGAATCGGATTTGCCGAGCGAAATTGAAGTCCAGGAATCCAAGTCTCAACTCCCCGACAAGTATCGGGATAAGAGTTTGGAAGAGGTTGTTCGGATGCACCAAGAGGCTGAGAGGCTGATTGGCAAGCAAGCCCAAGAAGTGGGTGAAGTCCGGAAGCTGGCTGATGAGCTTATCAAACAGAACCTTGGTTCAAAACAGCAAATCAAAGAGGATGAACCTGAAGTAGATTTCTTTGAGAACCCTCAGAAAGCGGTTCAAGCGACTATAGACAAGCATCCTGATGTTCTTGCGGCTCGTAAGGCCAGCATGGACTTCAAGCGTATGCAGATTGAGCAAAAGCTGGCACAAGAGCATCCAGACTACACCAAAATTGTCGAAGATGCTGATTTTCAAAACTGGGTGAAGTCTTCATCCATTCGTTTGGGACTGTATGCCAAGGCAGATGCTGAGTTTGACTATGAGTCTGCAAACGAGCTGTTTTCCACCTATAAAGAGCTGCGTGGCGTCAAGGCGAAACAGGCTGGACAGGCAAGTGATGCTAGTCGGGCCAAGAGCATGAAGGCTGCACAGGTTGATGTTGGTGGGTCTGGTGAGAGTTCAAAGAGGGTGTATCGCAGGACAGACCTCATTCGGCTGAAAATGACCGATCCAAGCCGCTACGAAGCCTTGAGTGATGAGATCATGCAGGCTTACGCAGAGGGCAGGGTCAAGTAACAATCTTGTTTTTGGAGATTCAACATGCCTAATACCGCATTTGCGCCTAATAACGCAGTTACCACCACCTCCGCAGCTAATTTCATTCCAGAAATCTGGAGTGATGAAATTGTTGCTGCCTTTAAGAAGAACCTCGTCTTGGCTAACGTAGTCAAGCGCATGTCCTTCAAAGGCAAAAAGGGTGACACCGTTAACATCCCTTCGCCTGCTCGTGGCAATGCCTCGGCTAAGGTGGCTACGGATGCTGTTACTCTGATTGCAGAGAGCGACACCAACATTCAGGTGCTGATCAACAAGCACTTTGAGTACAGCCGCCTGATCGAGGACATCGTTGAGGTGCAAGCCTTGACTAGCCTGCGTTCTTTCTACACGGAAGATGCCGGTTATGCTCTGGCCCGTCGTATTGACACCGATCTGGTTCAACTTGGTCGTGCATTCAACGGCGCTACGGTTGGCACCAACGACTATGCGACCAGCAATACGTCTACCAAGGCGTTTATTGGTTCGGATGGCACCACTGCTTACAACAGCACCAGCTCTAACGCTGCGGCACTGACTGATGCGGCTATCCGTCGCACCATCCAGCGTCTGGACGACAACGACATCCCTATGGATGGCCGTTTCTTCCTGATCCCGCCTTCGAGCCGCAACACCCTGATGGGTCTGGCCCGTTACACCGAGCAGGCATTCGTTGGCAACGGCGATGCTATCCGCAACGGTGAGATTGGTCAGTTGTATGGCATGGCAGTGTTCGCCACTTCCAATGCTGATACTGGCGCTGGCAACAGCGGTGCTGACCGTATCTGCTTGATGGGCCACCGCGATGCGATGGTTCTGGTTGAGCAGCTTGGCATCCGCTCGCAGACTCAGTACAAGCAAGAGTACCTGGGCACCCTCTTCACCGCAGACACGATCTACGGTGTGAAGGCGCTGCGTACCAACGCTACGAGCACTGCTGCTGACGCATCGGCTGCTTTCGCCCTGGCTGTTCCGGCCTAATGCAGTTGTCCCCTCCCCTTCGGGGGAGGGATCTTTTTCTCTAGGAGATTGAAATGGCTGCTGCTACCGCTGTTATTTCCCGTCGTGGGAATGACCAATTCCGAGGCCTGTTTTCGGATACTTGGGAAGTCCAATGTACTTTGGATGCTGGTTCTGTAAGCACTGGCGCGACTGACACCGACACGGTGACTGTTCCTGGTGTTGCTTTGGGTGATGTGGTTCTCGGTTTTTCGCATGGTGTAAGCGAAGCTGGCCTGATTAAACGGGCTTATGTTTCTGCCGCAAACACTGTGACGATTGCGACCTACAATCCCACTGCTGGATCTGTGAATCTAGCGTCAACCACTGTTACGCTCATCATCGGGCGTGCTGTGTAAAAAGGACGGGGGGCCACAAGCCCCCTGTTTTTTCTTTGGAGATGTAAATGGCTACCTATCGTTGTTTGGCAAGTGGCAATACGGTGACGTTCACGCTGCCTCATGACATCGAGTCCATGAAGGGCCACGGTGGATATGTGCTTGTGGATGATGACGGTGATGCTGCACCGCAGCAAGAGGAATCTCGTGCTTTGCCAATGCAGGCTCCTGTCAAAAAGATGGGACGCCCTCGCAAAGCTGTTTTGACCGATTAAGGAGATAGAGATGTACGGAAAATCCCCCAAGATGATGTCTTCTAAAGCGCCTGCAAAGAAGGCAATGCCAGTTGCAATTATGGTTGCTGTTGGTAAACCAAAGCCGCTGCCTAAGCGTGGTCAGCGCGCTATGACCAACAAGATGACTCGTGGCAAGAAATGAAAAAGACCAAAGCTGAGAAGAAAATCAGCAAGGTCATGCGCGAGTACAAGGCAGGCTCACTCCACTCTGGTAAGGGTGGGCCTGTTGTCAAGAGTCCTCGTCAGGCAGTTGCGATTGCCCTGTCGCAAGCAGGTAAGGAGAAAAAATGAAGCTGGGTCTGTACGCCAATATCAACGCCAAACGCGCCCGCATCAAGGCTGGTTCTGGAGAAAAGATGCGTAAGCCCGGCACCAAAGGCGCTCCAACACCTGCGGCTTTTAAGCAATCAGCTAAGACCGCAAAAAAAAGTAGTTAGTCATGGTTCCAAGAACTTTCCCATCTAGCTTACATCCTTTTACAGGGCGCAGACAGCTCGTCGCACTATTTTTAGGCGACGTTACTGGATTGCAAAGATGGGTTGATTACATCCCGGTCAATTTTGGTAGTGGCACTTCTCTTGTTGAAGGCTCTTACGAAAACAACGGATTTATCGCCATCCAAGAAATTAGTTCTGGGATTGGTCTTCAAGCCTTCTTGGACTACATACCTGTTTTTTTTGATGCAGATTCTACGGATACTTGGCATGTTTCAGCCGTCGGTTTCATCCCGTATGGTGTTTCTGGAGTTACTTCTCCACCAAGTCTTGAACTTTCGTTCACAAGGTCTCAAACCCTCGACCCCCGCATTACTTTCACACGGTCAACCACAGCCACGTTCACTGGCTCTGACGGCCTGATCCAAACGGCTGCAATCAACGCACCACGGTTTGACTACAACCCAACAACGCTTGCTCCGCTGGGCCTGTTGATTGAGGAGCAGCGGGTTAATCTGCTGCTGTATAGCGAAGAACTTGATACAGGGTGGACAAACGGTACTGGCGCAACGTGGCAGTACAGTTCTGGCGTATCTCCGGAGGGAACAACCACTGCATTAGGTGTTGATGGTCTTTCTGGAACAGGCCTTGTATCTACTGGCACTACTCTATACAGAGTAGGCACAGCGATAAGTGGGTCGACAGCATATACATTTTCTGTCTATGTAAGGGCAAAAACAGGTACGGCTAACATCGCGCTCCGTATGTCCGAAACAGGTGGAAATAATACTGTTTCCTCCGGAGTTATTGTAACAACGGCGTGGACACGAGTAAGTATGTCAGTTACTTCCGCAGCAGGCGCTACTTCGGTAACTGTTGCGGTCGGAACTGCATCCGGCGCTGCTAACGTCTTCATCTGGGGCGCTCAACTCGAAGCTGGAGCCTTTGCCACCAGCTACATCCCTACAGTGGCAAGCCAAGTGACCCGTGCGGGTGATTTGGCTGTAATGACAGGGACAAACTTCAGCAGTTGGTACAACGCCACTGAAGGTACGTTTTACGCCCAGTTCACACCTGCTGCATCAAACTTTGGCGCAAACAAAAATATATTTGTGGCAAGTGACGGAACCACAAGCAATTTTGTTGGCTTGCGTTACGCTTCAACAGGAGCGCAACCAGCAATGGCTGCGACAACATTAGGTGTGTCTCAAGCTAACATAGCAACAGGCGCAATGGTCGCTGGGACAAACTACAAACTTGCTGGCGCATACAAAGCCAACGACTTTGCAGCAAGTAGAAATGCGGGAACAGTTGGAACAGATGCCAGCGGAACAATTCCAACTGTTACGCAAGCAGAGATTGGTGCTTTGGCAAGTTTGGCTATTGGCACACAACACATCCAGCGCCTTGTTTACTACCCCCGCCGATTGAGCAACGCTGAACTGCAAGGAATCACAGCATGATCGACATGTACCTGAAGTTCAAAGACGAAGCAGCAGCCACCAAGGTGCTGGAGGGCTATGAAGGCAGCATTGACACCATTGGCGTCATCTACGAACGCACAGGCGGCACAGACGAGGAACCTGTGATGACTGCGCTGCCCGGCTGGCATGTCAATGTCCGTGGGCCTGAAAGTGATAAACTGACTCCGTTTGCTGTTCAAGTGAGTAGCCCGCACCGCGTGTGGGCGTGAGGAAAAAATGCCTAAATCTTCAGCCTGGACTCGCAAGGAAGGCAAGAACCCAAAAGGTGGCTTGAATGCCAAGGGCAGAGAGTCTTATAATCAAGAAACTGGCGGGAGTCTGAAGGCTCCTGTCAAATCAGGCGACAACCCTAGACGGGCCTCCTTTCTAGCGCGTATGGGCAATATGCCCGGGCCTGAGTACAAGAATGGCGAACCCACTCGCCTTCTGTTGTCCCTCAAAGCCTGGGGCGCATCGTCCAAAGCAGATGCAAGGTCGAAAGCTAAGGCTATCTCAGCGAGGAACAAGAAGTGAGGCCTGTTTCAGTTGGCGTAAATCCTACGGCTGCGGTTCTTACCACGGTCTATACGGTGCCGACTGGGTACTACGCAAAGTTCACCGTGATGTACATCCACAACACGGGCGGATCGACCAAGCACATCACGGTTCAGTGGATTGATGTGAGCGCCAGTGCCACTTACGACATCCTGACGGAATACACGTTGTCAGCAAAGAATTATTTACAGTTCGATGGCAATGCGTACATCGTGCTTGAGGAAGGTGATTCTATCAAGATCACTACTGAGTCGGACAGCTCGTTCAGCTTCATTGCAACCTTTGAAGAAACAGGATTGACACGGCAATGACCTACCTAGAACTCATCAATGATGTGTTGATCCGACTGCGTGAAACGACTGTTTCTACAGCGAATCAAACCACTTACTCCAGCCTGATTGGCAAGTTCGTCAATGATGCCAAGCGGCAGATTGAGGACGCCTTCGCGTGGAATGTGCTGGGCCAGACCGTGACTATCCCTACTGTGGCAGGCACCTACATCTACTCGATGACCGGTGCCGGGCAGAAGTTTCAGGTCATGGACGCGATCAACGTCACCTCCAACGTCGGGCTGCTAAACATCAGCTTCGTGGAGATGAACCGTTTCCAGAACTTCGTGCCTGCTATCGACGGCATCCCAGAGTACTACAGCTTCGATGGCGTGGATGGCAACGGAGACACCAAGGTTGTTCTCTACGCTCGTCCTGATAACGTCTATTCGATTCAGTTCGCATTGACTGTTCCGCAGGCCACTCTGACTGCTGATGGAACCTCTGTGATGGTTCCGGATGTGCTGGTTGTGCAGAATGCGTATGCTAGGGCACTGATTGAGCGTGGTGAAGATGGGGGTTTCTCCTCTTCTGAGGCTTACCAGTTGTACAGATCGATGCTGTCTGACTACATCGCTCTGGAGGGCACTCGGTATCCAGAGAGCCAGGAGTTCATTGCGGTATGAGCCAAGCACTGCAAACAGCAAGTGTTTCAGCGCCTGGATTCTTTGGCCTGAACACTCAGGACTCTCCAACTAATCTGGAGTCTGGGTTTGCTTTGGTTGCGACAAATTGCATCATTGACCGCTATGGCCGAGTTGGATCTCGCAAGGGCTGGTCAAGGGTCAACTCATCTTCTGGGAATCTGGGTGCCAACAACATTGGCGTGATCCATGAGTTGGTGCAGACGGACGGCACTATCACGGTTCTTTTTGCTGGCAACAACAAGCTGTTCAAGCTAGATGGGTCTAATGCTGTTTCTGAATTGACCTATGGGGGGGGAGGGTCAGCGCCGACCATCACCGCCAGCAACTGGTCATGCGCTTCCTTGAACGGCATCACCTACTTCTTCCAGACGGGTCATGATCCTTTGATATTCGATCCTGCGGTGTCTACAACGACCTATAGGCGCGTTACAGAGAAGACTGGCTACGTGGGTACTGTCCCTAGCGCCAACATCGCCCTATCGGCTTTTGGTCGGCTCTGGGCGGCCAATACGAGCACAGTTAAGAACACTGTTTACTTTTCGGATCTGTTGGCAGGCCATGTGTGGTCTACCGGAACTGCTGGATCTCTGAATGTTGACAGGGTGTGGCCCAATGGGGCTGATGAGATTCAAGGTCTTGCTGCTCACAATGGGTTCTTGATCATCTTCGGCAAGCGGCAGATCCTTGTCTATCAGGATGCGACTACACCATCGACGATGCAGTTGAGCGACACGGTTGGCGGCATTGGATGTGTTGCTAGGGACTCGATCCAGACCACTGGTAAGGACGTTCTGTTCTTGTCCAACTCTGGTCTACGCTCGTTTGCCAGGACGATTGTTGAGAAGTCTGCTCCTCTTGGCGATCTGTCCAAGAACGTTCGCAATGACTTGATCCAGGTGGTTTCTTCTGAAACTGCTGCCAACATCAAGTCTGTGTACTCAGAGTCAGAGGCGTTCTATCTATTGACGCTTCCTTCGAGCAAAGAGGTCTACTGCTTTGACACTAGGGTTCAATTACAAGATGGTGCATTCAGGGTCACCACATGGAACAACATTGAGCCTACGGCTTTGCTGTCTAGGCGCAATGGAGATGTGTTGATCGGCAAGAATGGCTATGTCGGCAAGTACGGCACGTATCAAGATCACACATCAACGTACCGATTCCAGTACTTCACCAACCATGCGGATCTTGGCAACGCAAACGTCACTTCTGTTCTCAAGAGGTTGCGTGCTGTTGTGATTGGTGGCACGAACCAGTATTTGACGATGAAGTGGGGATTTGACTTCTCTACGAACTATCAATCTGGGAACGCACTGATCCCTTCACAAGGTGTCTACGAGTATGGCATTGCCGAGTACAACATAGCAGAGTATTCTTCTGGCGTGGCATTGCAGACTCTATCGCTGCCTGTGAATGGCAGTGGGAAGATGGTGCAGACTGGTTACGAGGCCAACATCAATGGCGCATCAATATCTATCCAGCGCATTGAGATCCAATTCAAAGATGGGAAGATATCATGAGTAATTACGTTCAGAGCACGAATTTCGCCACAAAGGACGCGCTGCCGTCGGGCGATCCGCTAAAGATTGTCAAGGGCACGGAGATCAACACCGAGTTCGTCAACATTGCAGTTGCAGTGGCGACCAAAGCTGACTTGGCTTCACCAACGTTTACTGGAACGCCTTTGCTACCCACTGGCGCTACAGGGGTGACGCAATCTTCAACAGACAGTAGCACAAAGTTAGCCACGACAGCATTTGTTCAAGCCGTTAAAGCATCGTTGTTCCCTATTGGCGCTATCTATACCGCAGTCGTGTCTACGAATCCGGGCACGTTGCTCGGGTTTGGCACTTGGACGGCATTTGGCGCAGGGCGCGTGCTAGTTGGCTTTGATTCTGGCAATGCACTTTTTGACACCGCAGAGGAGACTGGCGGTTCGGCTGATGCAATCACGGTTAGCCACACGCACACGGCAACTTCTACTGATGCTGGTCACACTCACGCTTATTCTGGCAACGTAAGCCCAACAACTCAGTTCTTGTACTCGGGCGGTGGCGGGAACGCGGGTATTGGCGTTCCCTATCAAGCCGGTTCTACTACCAACTCTGGTACGGCCAGCATCACGACGACTGTCGCGTCTTCTGGCTCATCCGGCACCAATGCCAACTACCAGCCGTACATTACCGTGTATATGTGGAAGAGGACTGCGTGATCTCCCATCACTTCAGCGACGGTCTGTACGCCAAGGAGATAAGAGTCCCTGCTGGCGTAGCCATCCTGAAGCACACGCATGACTTCAGCCATCTGTCGATCTTAGCCAAGGGCAAGGTGGCGGTGCTGATGGGCGAAGAGATCGAGATCATCAACGCACCAGCGTGCATAGAGATTAAGGCTGGCCTGACGCATGGCGTTAAGGCTATAGATGATTGTGTTTGGTTTTGCATCCATGCCACCGACGAGAAAGATCCGTCAAAGGTGGATAATATTTTGATGGGGGTTTGATATGCCTATAGGAGCAATTATTGGTGGTGGCGCGTCTTTGCTTGGTGGTTTGATGGGCGGTAGTTCAGCTCGTCGTGCTGCTGAAGCATCTTCAAGGGCGCAAATCGAGGCTGCACGGATTGCTGCTGAAGAGGCTCGTTTCCGACCTATTGGCGTAACCACTAGGTTCGGCACATCAACCTTTGAGACTAATCCTGAAGGCCGTGTAACGGGAGCAGGATATCAGTTGTCTCCAGAGTTGCAGGCTTATCAGGATCGTCTGATGGGCCTAACCGGCATGGGTCTGACTCAAGCAGAAGCTGGGCAGCAGATGTTCCAGCCCTTGTTTGGCGCTGGACAGGGCTTGTTTGGGCTTGGTCAGCAGTATCTTGCTCAGTCACCAGAGCAGGCCGCGCAGCAGTACATGGCTCGTCAACAAGACCTGTTGGCTCCTTCTCGTGAGCGTCAGTTTGCTGGACTGCAAAACAGGCTGTTCCAGACTGGTCGTGGTGGTCTGTCTGTTGGTGCTACTGGTGAGCGTCCTAGCGGTGCTGCTGGCCTTGGCGCTGCAAGTCCTGAGATGGAGGCTTACTACAACGCTATTGCCCAACAAGACGCTGAGTTGGCGACTCGTGCTCAAGAAGAGGGTCGTCGTCAGATCGCCTTTGGCACTGGCTTGTTCGGCACAGGTGCGGATCTGATTGGCCGTGGCTACTCGGGTCAGGTTGCTGCTTTGGCACCTTATGAGGCGTACCTGGGTGGAGCGAAGGGTCTTGAAGCTCTTGGACAGCAGCCGTTGACTCTTGGCATGGAGATCGGCGCTCAAGGCAGAAACACCGGATCTGCACAGGCGCTGCTCTCTGGTGGAATGGGTGCTGCTCGTGCTATGGAGGCTGCGAACGCCTACAACCCGTTTGCAGACGTTCTAACGGGCTTCAGCCGCAATCCAGCATTGGTCAACAGTGCTGCTAGCTTGTTTGGTCGTGGAGCGCCTGTGAATGCACTAGACACCTCAAGATATGGAACTGGGCTGACTGGTTTTGAGGCAGCTCAGTACGACATATATGGACCCTAAGGAGTAATAAATGGCAACAGAAATCGTAGGCTCCTTGTTCGGCGTAACGCCGGAGATGTTCCAGCAGCGTCAGGCTGAGATGGCTGATCGTCAGGCTCTAGAGTACGCTCAGTTGAGTCCTTTGCAGCGGGCTAGTTTCAATCTTGCTCGTGGTGGCTATCAGCTTGCTGGCGCGTTGGGAGGGCAAGATCCGCAGCTACAGATGATTAGTAGGCGGCAAGCTATTGCCCGTCAGATTGATCCTACTAATCTGAACTCCATGCAGATGGGCATTCAGGCGCTTGCTCAGGCTGGAGATCAGGTTGGCGCGATGCAGTTGTCTCAGGTACTGCGACAGGCAGAAAATGACATTGCTTTGCGTTCGCAACGAGAGGCTTCTGCTCTGGCATCAACTGCACAAGCCGGTAAAACTCAACAAGAGGTGGACAGTCTCAAGAGACAGCAAGAGGCCTACCGTAGGTTCAAAGCGGGAGAGACAGGAGAGGCTCTAGCACCTGCTGCTGCAACGACTGCTCAAGCGCAGGCTGTAGAACCATCAGTTGCTGATAACCTAGCTAATCTTCAACAAATCCCACCCAAAGGAACAAAAGACATTTTTGCAGGACAACTTTCAAAAGAGGACAAACAACGCATAGAGGAAGACCGAGGACTTAAAGATCTTTACGAAACATATTCGACGAATGCAGCGTTCTTTTTGAATACTTCACCAGATGACTATTACTATAGAAATAATTCATATATACTTGCCGAACAAGCAAAAAAATTGAGCGATCTTGCTGGTATCAAAGTGCCGGGGACTGTAGAGGGACTAAGGCAAATTCTTAATATTAGAGAGCCTGCTGCGCCCGCCGCCGCGCCGGTCACCACCGCAATGGTTGCGCCGACTGCCGCCGCTCCTGTGGCTCAAGCTGCTCAACCAGCCGCTGCTGCTCCAGTTAGCCAAGCGCCGTCTGATATTGCTGCACAGATCAAAGTGCTTGAGGATAGGCGTCGTCAACTCAATACGTTGTTCCCGGATGTTACTGCTGCTAAAAATGAGTCAGAGGATCTGAAAGAGCAGATTAAAGTTCTCAGGGATCAAATGAAGCCAGCAGATGTTGGTCAAGATCGTGAAGCCATTTCCTTGCAGGAATTCAACAAACGCTACTCTCAACTGACAACGGCAGAGAGGGAGACTGTTAACAAGAAGATTGCAGATGCCAAGACGCAATCTTTTGGTGCTGATCGTGAGTCAATAGCTTTGGAAGTCTACGACAAACCATTCTTGCAGCTCACCACAGCCCAGCGTGCCGTTGTCAATAAACGAGTTGAGGAAGAGCAAAACAGAAGGGCAAGATCTGGCGCGGCAACTTACACAAACCAAGCAGTTCCTCAAAAAGACTGGATTAAATTTGAAGAATACTTACAAGGCCAACCAACTTTTAAGCAGACGGCAGCAATGATCTCTGCTGCTCCTGGTGTTCTGAGGGTGATTCGTGAGTCCACTTCCAACGATTTTGCATCCAAAGCATTGCCAACTAGCATTGCTAAGTTGTTTGACCAGGGCACTCTTTCTAATCAAGATGTTTCTAGATATGCTAGGACTGGAGGATTGGATGATCGTCTTGCTGCTCTGGCATCTGAGTTCTTTACTGGACGAGTAACATCTGTCACTAAAGAACAAGCAGAACGCTTCATGTCTGCGGTGTATCGCGGCGCATTGCTTGACCAACGTGACATTTACGTTGAACAGGCAGATCGTTTTGAATATACAGATTCAACTACCTTTAAGAAAACACTGAAGCAACTTGATGACAAGTTAGCAAAATTCCGTGAAGTGCAACCAGCGCCAGCTCCTGGAGCGGCTGCGGCTCCTGGGGCAGGAACGGCTCCTGGAGCGGGTGGCAGGATTATGTCAAGGCAAGAAGAAGACGCGCTTTTGCGTAGGTATGGTCAAAACCCAGGCCAAAACACGCGATAACTGGAGCATCCAATGGCAACCTATGAGCAAGTTCTAGAGGCGTTGCGTCGCGCTGATGCGGCAGGAAACACGGAGGATGCAAAGCAACTAGCCGCTATGGCTATCAGGATGCGTCCTAGAGATCTTGCTGATGTTATGCCTGCAACATCGACTGGTCAGGTTTTGGTTGAAGGAGTTCGCCGTGGTGTTGCCAGCACTCCAAGTTTTGTAGCAGGTCTTGGAGCTATCGTTGGGCAAAGCCAGTTGGGACAGCCATCATTGTTCCAAGCACAGACAGGAACTTTTCAAGCTCCCGCTGATATGTTTGCACCAATAGAGTCTCGTACACCTGGAGAGGCATTCGTTCAGGCTCAACAGGGTACGCAGCGAGCAATAACTGGACTTCTTGGAGGCAGCAACGTCAGGCCAACTACTGAGAGCCAAAAGTATCTGATGAGCTTTGCAGAAGGAGCCGCAGATCCTTTGAACTTGCTGGGTGGCGTTGGTTTGCTCAGAAAAGGTATCCAGTCTGCTGCTGGAGGCATGGCTGGCGTTGGTGGTGAATTTGGTGGAGAGGTTGGCGGTCAACTCGGTGGAGATGTCGGCTCCGTAATTGGTGGTGTGACATTCTCTTTGCTGAGTGGGGCTGGCACACTAAAAGGCGCTGAGGCTTTGTTTGACAAGGCTCGTGGCGTTGGCAGGGTAGATGTTGCAGATCTTGCAAAAATGGAAGGCTTGTCTAGAGCACAAAATCTCGTATCAATGGCTATTCAGTCAGATCCTGATTTGCTCAAACGAGTCAATGAAATACAGGCAAGGGTCAAGTTCGTAACTGGCAAGGACGTTGGTGCTGGCGTAACAGGCTTGGACAACACCGCAATTCGTACCACATTGACTGATCTGGCAAGTAAAGATCTGAAGTTCAGGGGAGATCTGACTACTCTTTACGCTGATCTACAGAAGGCTGTTACTGCTCAGTCGCAGTCTATGTTCCCCAGCGGGCCAATGCAGTTTCCATCACAGATCAAGGCTCTTGAAGACGTACAGGTTGACTTTAACAAGCGGGTCAATGCAATCAACAATCAGTTGAGCGATATGACGGCCAACTTGAACTTGATGGGCACGACTGCTCCTGCTCAACTTGGTGGCTCAATTCAAAATCTGGTTCTTGCACGAGAGAGGGCTGCTAGGGACGCTCTATCTCCTGACTACAACTCTGTTAAGCAACAGGCATCAGATCAGGGAGCGATCTTGCCTGCTCAGGATACACAAGATCTGTTGAACACGGCTTTTGACCTGTTTAGACGCGATCCGTGGGGCCGTCAGTCTGATCTTCTCAAACTTGTAAACCAGCAATCTCAGAAGTTCAAAGAGCTTCGTGCCTCACGCGCTCCTGCTCCTACTGGTGAAATGCTTCCTGCCACTACAGCGCCTGACTTGACAGTGGGTCTTGATATCACTAGCCTTGACTCTTTGAAGCGTCGTGTTGCGGCAGACATTCGCAATGTTCGTGACCCGGCTATTAAGGAGAAGTTGTCTTTGCTTCAGCAGCGGGTTGACGAGGCATTGAACAAGGTAGAGAGTGCAAGTGGTGGCGTCACTGTCAACCTCAGAGGTGATAACGTAACCTTTGGCGACGCCATCAAGCAACTCGACACAGAGTACTACACCAAAGTTGGCATCCCATTCAAAGATGCTGATGCCGTCCAGCGCATCAACTCTCAAGAGTATGCCGAGAAGATCGCTCCTCAGATTGCATCCTCTCCTACTGCCTTGTCTCAGTTTCTGCGTGTTGCTGGTGATGAAGGTTTGCCATTGGCTGAGAAGTCAATCATGTCTAGGCTGTACCATCAGTCGTTGACCAACGGCTTGATTGACTACAACAAGTTAGACAAGCTGCTTACTCGGGACAGCAACAACGGTGGTTATAGCGACATCTTGGCTATGACTCCAGGTCTTAGGGGTCGTCTGCAAGACAGTTCTACTCGTGCTCAGGCTCTTGCTGCCGACAAGATCGCTCTTGATGATGCCGTGTCTGCTGAACGCATTCGCATTGGAACGAGTTTCCTTAGAGACTACGACTCTGGAGGAGTTGAGCGCATAGCGGCTAGGATGACTGGTGCTGAGGGCAAGGGCTACACCAGCAAACTCATGTCAGATGTTGGCAGGTTGCCCGGCCCAGAACAAACAAACGTCAAGATGGCATTGCGTAGCCAGTTGGTATCTCAGATGCTTGACTCTGGAGATCCGTTTGCTTATCTGAGGAAAAACCGATCTGCCTTTAACAGCATTTACACACCAAAAGAAATCGAGTCTATTACTGCTATGGCAGATGTTGCGAAACTGTCTCGCAAGATCAATGTAGACAAGTTGCCTGTAAACAAGGCGGCGATGGCAGAGCAGACATCATTGCAGCGTTTCTTGGGTGGAGCAAAGCCGCAAGAAGTGAGCAATGTTCTTGTCAATGGCATCTACAGCGTCTTGCAGAAGGGCTACCGCATTATGGGGCTGATTGGTCAAGCCAACATTGATGATGCAACCAGGGAAGCTCAGAAGAGGCTTTTCATGGATCCTAGTGGTGTCGATGCCATCAGGAATGCCTCGATGAAACTGGTTACCAAAGATGGCAAAGAGATTGATTGGAAGAAAGAGATCCAAGGCCGAGATCTTCTCAACGCATCAAAGATGATTGGATTGAATGTTCTGCGTACTGGATACATTGGCGGAACGGTTGCACAGAGTCCAAGCCAGATCATTGAAACCAACACAGAGCCGTTCTACGTCTACGAGGAGTAACCCATGCTATCTCTTTTCTCTACCCTTGGCGGTCTGCTAATCAGCGGCCTTCCTAAGCTCCTTGAGTTCTTCCAGAACAAGTCTGACCAGAAGCACGAATTGGCTCTGGCTCGTATGCAAAACGAGCGTGAGCTTGCGATGGCTGCTCAGGGCTACGCTGCCCAACAGCGTATTGAGGAGATCCGCACAGACCAAGTGATGATGCAGACTGAGGCGCAGATGACCGAGGCTGCTCTTAAACACGATGAGAAGGTGCTTGAGAAGGCTAGTCAGTGGGTTGCCAACTATGTCGGTACTGTGCGGCCAACTGTGACCTACATCTTCGTGTTGGAGCTGTTGGCGATCAATGCATTCTTGTGCTACTACCTGTACAAGAACCCCAGCATGATCAGCAGCATTGACGACATCGTGAAGTACTCTGAGTTGATTTTCAGCAGTGACGAGATGGCGATGTTGGGTGGTATCCTAGGATTTTGGTTTGGGACTAGGACTTGGAGCAAGAAGTGAAACTGAGCAAGGCAGGTATTGATCTGATGCACCAGTTTGAGGGGTGCAGAAACAAGCCTTACCTTTGCCCGGCGCACATCTGGACTATTGGCTACGGCCATGTCCTGTACCAAGAGCAGATCAGGCTTCCAATGATGAGGCCAGAAGGCAAGACCACTGCCGACATAGCAATGATCCGCAAAGAGATGCCATTGAAGCCGGAGGACAGTCGTGTCTGGAGTAAGAAGGAGATCGAGGAACTATTCGAAGCTGATGTCGCGTCTTTTGAACGCGGTGTTCTTCGACTTGTTCCCGGCGTTGTTGGTCGTCAAGGCAGCTTTGACGCTCTCGTCAGTATTTCCTTTAATTTCGGGCTAGGGAATCTCCAGCGATCTACCATCCGTATGAAGGCCAACCGTGGCGACTGGGAAGGCGCTGCGGAGGCTTTCATGGTTTGGACTAAGGGTGGCGGCAAGGAGCTACCTGGGCTTGTCAGACGCAGGAAGGCCGAGAAGGCTCTCTTTCTCTCTGACGACTGATCTGTAGGCTTGTAGGGCTGCTCGCAGATCGTTCCTCATGTAGGCAATCTGATCTTCTAGCTCTTGGATCTTGTTAAGCGAGTCTTTTGCGAACTGGATCAGTTGATCCGTCTGCCAGCTTGCGAAATCTTGCGCCTCCGTGTGTTGGTTTTGAGACTGTGTGTTCTTCTGTGTGGAAGCTATGGTCATTACCGCATTTCCTGTGTCTGTAGACTGACCCGTTTCTTTGGGTTGTTCTCTCGACTGTCGTCCATGTTCCGCAAGTTGGGCACTTCACCGGGTGGTCTCCATCCGAATTTTCTCCATGTTCTTTGTACGTCTGTTGCTGCAGACGGAATGTACTTGAATTTTGGGTCTAAGATGTTTTTCATAAAATCCCCACAAGAATAAACAAGAGTAGCACTGCTATTGAGATCAGCAGTAGCCTTCCTTTGAGCAGCGCTGTGTCTTTACGCGGCGTGATGAACATGTTTCCTCCACGGGCATTGACGGCCCTGTTCGCACTTTTGATTGCATGGTGGACAGCCCCAGTCGTCGAACAGTGGCATTGACTCGTCACCGATCTCTCTGATGGCCTTTGCGTTTGCTTGAAGCAGACTGCGATGGATTGGGTTGTCGCAGTGCATAGCATTTTCGTCAACCAGATCGGCGCACTCCTTTTGCCTTTCCTTTGCTACCAGGGTTGCGAACCTGTGCAACCTAGCTAGCTGCATCTCTGTCCAATCTTGTGTTTCCCAGATCTCTCGCGCTATGTTAATGATCTCGTCTTGGTTCATGACAACCCCATAAGTGCTTTGCGTGCTGCCTCTTTGCGGGCTAGCCACTTGGTGTGTGAAATACGCAGGTATCGTCTACGACTTGAGTCGAACTTGCTGTGCATAGTTTCTACTTGTGGCGGCGGGGCCAGTAGTGCTGTGCGTATTGCTGCTGCATCTACTCCAATCAGTGTTGCGTACTGGGTGAAAGAAGATGTTGTGTCGAACAGCCAGTCGATTGCAGCGAGTTGATCTATTGATGATGCGTGCTTGTTTGATGCGTCATCGATTGCTTGTGCGATGACAGCGGCCAGTAGTCGAGCGCAAGAGATTGTTTGCTGATCTGCTGCTGGATGTGTAGAGATTAAATCAATCATGTGTTCCCCCTTGCTCTGATGGCATCTGCATAACCAGTTTTATATTCACCAAAGTCTGACCAATTCTGTGCGTCTAATTCCTCGCAGAGCTTTGCACACGCCTCCCTCTCTTCATTGATAAGCGTCTTGGCAAACCCCATTACTTCTTTGTGTTGTCTCCATAAAGCGATGATTTCATTTTCCGTCATGCTTCCTCCACAAGTCGCCGATTCGCAGATGCTTTTTAGAAAGCGCCGGTTCTGGCTTTGGCTCCTGCTCTGGCTGCGCCAGCCTTTCGATCTTTGCAATCGCGCATTCGTGATGCCAGCGCCAGCAGTCATCGCTGTGCGTTGATTGCACTTCTAACTGCTTCAGCCTCTTCTCCAGCATCCTAGCCACGCGCAGACACCGTTGGTCGTCCACTGGGAATGGGGCCAGCACTAGGTTCAAGGTTTCCCATGCCTCTTGCATCAGTTCGCGGTCAATCATGCTTCCCCCTTTATGCCGTGGGCGGCTTCGATAACTCGGACGATTTCAAAATCTGTCATCTCATCAGATAAGTCTGCCATCACGATTGGGTGGATCAACTTTTTTATCTCTTCTACTGTCAGCGGCTTGCGCTGTGGTGGGGCGGTGTAGAGGGCAACAATGCGCCTTGCCAACTCCCTGCGGCTTCGCTTGCCGCCACCTTCGTCCCATCGGATGATGGTTTTGTAGACGGTTTCTAATACAGGCTCCTGCTCTGGCTGCGCCAGCCTCTCGCGCAGGGCGGTGATGTTCTGGTTTACAAAATGCTCGGGTCTACTCATCACTTGTTCGTGCGCGTATTGGTCGAAGCAAGTTGCAACGCAACGCTCCAGCGCCTCCAGCGCCTGCTGGATCAGTTCTCGGTCAGTCATGCGGCACCTTCGTTTCGTGGACACAGGAGTCCTCGTATTCGAGAACATCTTTCAAACGGTAGCGTATAAGACCACCGATCTTGAGATATCGAACTCCACGTTTGGTTGACCTATCCCGCTCTAGCGTGGCCTCGCTGATCTTCCATCGGTAGGCCAGCTCCTCTTGTGTCATCAACTGGTCATTAGTCATGATAGTGACGCCCATTTGCTTCGTGGCTCGTTGACCCGTTGCGTGTAGTAGTGGACAAGAAAGTTCAGGATCTGGACATAGGTCATGTCAATGCCAGTGTCAGTGCGAATGCGTTTCTTGACCAACTCAATGTCTGGAGTGATAGGTACGGTGATGCGTTTATGTTTTGAGTTCATGATGGTTTTCGTTATCCGCGCTCGAACTGCTCACGCTGGTCTGCGCTGTTATGTACAGCAGTGAAGTCTTCATCGTTGCTTGTTGGCTTGCACCAGCAACTTGGCAGAAGCACATGTTCGTAGAGATCATCCACTGGCACTAGATGCTGAACAAAGTAGCCAGCATCAGATACGAAGCCTATGAGTCGCCATGCCATGTTTATTCTCTACAGCGTTTCATCTTGGGCATATCGATAGCCATGTCGGAAGGATTTGTTCCTTCATGAGAACCGGCTCTCTGGGCCAAAGATGGGAATGGTTCTGCTCCTGTCTTACGCTTCTCATTGACGATCCTGGTGGACTGATAAGACAGCTTCCTGGACTTGTCTAGATCTCTGAAAGACAGTTGCGCTTTGTAGTTCTTATCGAATGGGTTCATGAGAGGTGGCCTACTTGCTAAACAGTTGATAGCTTTCGGCCTTTAGATCAGAAGCAGTTGGTCGTGCAGTTACCGAAATAACAGCAGGTCGTACATGTGACCATCCTTCCACCAGAGATGATCGTATGGGTAGAGCAGGATGCCCAGGCTCCAGTCGTCACCAAAGCGATAGAGATTGCGGCCAGGATCTTTTTCATGCTGCCACCTCTTTCAGACTGGACTCGATTTCCTTGAGTGCTTCGATGACCTGCTTTGCTTCTTCTTTGGTCAGAAGCGCTCCCATAGAGCCGTTACCAGCATAGATCGAGAGCAGGATCTGGTTGTTCAGAGAGGACACGAAGATGTTTTCCATGCCGCCTTTTACTCGCACTTGACTTCTCATGATGATTTCTCCAGTTTGTAGTACCAATTTGAACCCCGCCTTTGGCAGGAAATGTTGAACCCGTTGTGGCGCAACTCTGAGATGATTGAATTGACCGCGCAGACATTGGCTTGCTTGATGATGTCTAGGGTGGAGTACTCCCCACCGTAGGCCAGCACATCAGCGACCCGTTGCAGGCGGTCACTCTTTTCAATGTTTGCGTAGTTCATGTTAGAACGGGGTATCCGAGTCGATGTCATCGAACCCAGAGCTTTTCTTAGGCTTTGGAGCCTCGTCAGCCTTCTTTGGGTCATTGATGTATGCCCAGCCGTCCCATCCGCCTTCTTTGAGCGGGATAGAGTCGATCTTGAGCATGGGCCCGCTCTTTGTTTCGATGATCGAGCCGATACGAAGATAGCGCTTCTTAGTCTCGCCAGCAGCGTTCTTGTACTCGCCGACGGTGGTGTTGATTTCTTTCAGTACTTTGCTCACGTTATTCTCCAAGTTTAAGTTTCAATGCTGTCACCTTCTCATCAACCTCTGCCAGGAACTTCCTGACCTCAGTTTCTGCTTCTTCTAGCCACTTGTCATCGCGGTTTACCCTAACGACAAGCAACTGAGCCTTAACAGGCATCCGTGGGTCATAGATCACATAGTCGCACCACGGTCTTTTGGCACAGGCCATCTGCCACTGCATCTGGGCGAAGTACTTGGACTCAACCGGATTCTTGGATAGCCATGCCTCCAGAGCGGTCTTACTGTCCGGGCACTTGATCTCAACTATGCCGTCCTCTACAAGGCCATCAGGGGACGCTCCAGCCATTTCTATGGTCGGGTGAGGGATAAACCCCACCTCGGTCACCAAAACGCCTCTGTGGGCCTCGTATGCGGCTCTGGCGGCTGGCTCTTGCTCGATGCCCCATTGCATGGAAGCATTGGTGTAGGACTCGGCTTTTGTGTTGGTCAATCGCTCAAGCACGAGCTGAGTCATGTAGTTGCCCCGGTCAGCCCCATAGCCGGTCTTAGTTTTCGCTAGGACTTTGTGCAAGGAGCTGGCCGTGACTTTGCCACTTCTGGCGTTTTGCCATGCAGTAGTTCGTTGTTCAATTTTTTGGTATTCGTTTGCATCCAATTTTTGGACTCCATATTTTGTTTCTGCGTTTATCAACCCAGCCATCAACCCATTTGATGATCGTTTGTTTTGTCACTCCAAAATCTGCTGCTGCCTTCACAAGAGATTCATAGACAACCCAATTAACAAGCCACAAGCATGAATTTTTTTTATTCAGTTGCTGTTGTGAGTGAGTTGCCCATCGACAGTTTTCTAGAAAATATCCTTGATCGTTATTTATTCGATCTATTGATTTTCCACGTGGTCTTTCTCCCATGTCTTTATAAAACTGTTCAAAAGAATTCATCCATTGACTGCAAACAGTGATACCTCTTCCTCCATATCGTGCAAAATCTTTAGATGAAGGATTAGTGCATCTATCTTTCATTGCAACCCAGGATGAATAAGTGTCTGTGTTTCTCATCCCATGAGTCTTATTTTTTAAGGCTACTAAAGAATGAGCACATTTTTTGCAACTAGATACACGTTTATGTTTAACCCTTGTTGCTAGATAAGTTCCTACATGGCCGCAGGAACATTGGCAAAGCCATTGAATGTGACCGTCCTTTGATTTTTCGCCAAGCACAGAGATAAATGTCAACATAAAAGCCCTTTGCGGTACTGGTTTACATCATTATATACCAGTACAGCTCGGAGAACCACTCCTGCGTGCGTTGCTCAGTCATTGCCCCCTCGCTTTCAGCATAGCGTCGGCCATCAGATATGCGTCCCCTGCAATCTCATGTGGCGTCCAATCGCTGGACATGGAGTGAGAGCAATACGCCTGCATCGCCTTGGCCGCAAAGTAGTCGCGCATGGTCATGCTGTTGGCATAGCCTCCGTGCTTAGACAGCCATGCTTCGTAGGTGCTATCAGTGTTTTGGTTTTCAGTCATTCTTGGCACCTTGTGCTGCTGCCTTCAGGTTGGCTTGATGCTTTGCCCAGAACCGAGACTTGGCCGGAGATGTTGGCAGTTCCTTAAAAGCCGCAGCAAGGGCATCCATACCGCCCATAGCAGCTTCGCGCAGGTTGGCTAGGTGTTGCCCCTCGAAAGCCTCGTCCTCTTCTTCTGTGGGCGATGGTGCGCCTTCTGGAAGATCTTCACCAGCATAGATGTACAGGCCAAGACCGTGTAGGCTGATAGCCTTAGTCATGCAGCGCATGATGGCTGTGTTGACATTGAAGCTGTCGAGCTTGCTTACGATTTCTTTGCCAAATTTGTTTGTCGTAGTTGTACCAGCTATGGTGATAGGCTTGTTTCCGCTATCCATAACTGGCAACTGACAAACCATTGGCTTGCCAAACATGGTGACAGTCACCCAAACCATTGCCGTACCATTGATTTCCATGTAGCACTTGTCTCCGAACATCTCCACCCGGAAGGTG